AAAACTTAAGAAACTTTTACAGAAGTCTCAACCAACTAATACTATGGGTCAAGAGATGACACAACTCTCTGATTTAATTAGTGAACTAAAAGATATTGATATAGTGAAATCAGATAAGAAATTAAGTAAGCAAGTAGATGGGTTTGACGAGAAGAATCTAGAGATACTTGCTTCAGCATCAGAGTTGAGGAAAGACTATGAAACACTATACCGACAATTAAGAAAGATGGTTTATCCTGAGAATAAGAAAAAAGATGATAAGTGAAACATTATTGAACTAGACCACTACACGAAGGAGCAGGAGTTACATGATAGACTGGAAAATAGTTCTAAGACAAAGAATTAGAGAAGACATGTTAATTGCTATAAATGATATAAAGTCAGGTGAATATAATGAGTGAAGAAAACAATGAGATGCTTATGCTACTGAAAGAATTAGTTGATAAAGTAAGGTCTTTAGAAGACGCAGTATATCACAAAGACAATCTATTAATGAAATCAGGATACGTTGTATATGATTCCCCTTCCCCTACTATGGATAGTAGAAATATTGTCGGTGGAAATACAATCAAAAAGAGTATGGATTGGGATGACATACACAAACTAGTAAAAGAAATGGAGTGAAATAATATGCCGGAGAGAGTAACATGGGAAGAAAAAATAGTCGAATTGACTATACGAAAAGCGAAAGAAGTATTACAAGAAGCAGCACATCTAGGTACATTAAAACTAGATGAGCCGTTAACTGGTGAAGATATTACATTGAGTAGACCTAAGAAAAACCCAGCAGAAGAATCTCTACCTAAGACAAGTAATGTTGAAGGTAAGGAAGACAAACTCAATGAGGTAACTAAGGCTAGTGTAATATCAGCATTAGAATCGTTAATCAAACAATATGGTGAAAAATATTCTCCTATGGGAAATGATGCTTCTCCGTTTGAACAAAATGAAAATAACCTAATGGAATCAGCAGCATACAAAGAGGCACTTAAAGAATTAGAAATGGCTACTGCTGAACTTAAACAAGGAAGAACAGGTTCGGCGAAAAAAGCATATGAGGCTGTTAGAGTTCTTATTGAGATGGACATGGGAACAACCGCTAGTGGTAGAAGTTCAGTAAACCCTCCAACAACACATGCTTGAGGGGTCATATGCCACAAACAGGGTTATCTTTTGAGAAAGAAACCAACACTATGACTAAGAAAGTATTGGATTTCTTTGAGCGTGTTAGGTATTCTTATCTTTCTGCAAGAGAAAACCCTGATGAATATAGTGATTCATGGAAGAAAACTGTCAAAGAAGTTAGAGAACAATTTGATACCATAGATGATTTTAGTAGAGAACTCAAAGTATATCTTAAAGAAGACACAGCATATTCTGACGAAGTATATAACCCTAAGTCTAGACAGGCTAAAGAATTATATGAATCAATAAAAGAAATGAGATTTAAATCAAATTCTGTTAGTGACCCTTTCTCTAAACAACTAGGAGATAAAGTAATTGCTAGTTTATTAAAAGACAAATCAATGTTTGCTGCATTCATACATTATGCTCTACGTTCACATGCTAATCCTCTTCCTGATAAAGCATGGGAAGGTCTTAATTTGAAGCCCGATGAGATAACTAGAAATTACATGGGTTTAGATTTAGAGCCAAAGGATATTCCACTTTACATCATAGAACATTATGGGAAAGAAGATGGCGACTCTAGAAGAATAGAATCCAAGTTTAAGGGTGCATATAAATTATTACAAGAAGTATATGGTTCTGAATATAGTGAAGATAAATGGGATAGTTTAGTAGATTTAGACATCGCAAAAAGTGAAGATGAAAAACAATCTATTGATTTTATAATCCCTAACAAACCAATGTATAGGATATTCGAAATTGATGATTTAAAAGAAATCAAAGGACTAACGGGAGAATATATTGTTCAAGAAAAATATGACGGTATGAGAATACAACTCCATAAGTTCAACAATAAGGTGAAAATCTATTCATTTAATGAAAAAAATATTACCGATAAATGTCCTGAACAAGTTAAGGCTCTTGAAAAGAAATCATTCAATGATTGTATATTAGATGGAGAATTAATGTTGTTCATGGAAGATGAACCATTACATAGAGCAGATACTGTTGCACACGTTTTCAAGAACAAGAAAGGTGGAGAATTAAGAGCGCATGTTTTTGATATAATGGTTCATGAAGGTAAGAATATTGCAGATGAAACATTGAGAGAAAGACACAATATTTTACTTTACCAATACTCCCAACATTCTTCACAGCATTTAGCGTTCCCGTCTAAGAAAGATACTAGAGTTGCTGATTCTATTAAAGAAGTAGAAGAATATGCAAAGGAGATTATGCAACTTCCTGCATCAGAAGGAGTCGTAATTAAAGATATAGAATCAACATATTATATTGGTGTTAAGAAAAATCCTAAGTGGATAAAGTGGAAGAAGTTTGTTGATTTAGACGTTGTAGTGTTAGACGCTAAGAAAACAAAAAGTAACTTACACTCTTACACAATGGGTATTGGGCCAGTTAATGCTGACACTGCTAGAAATTACAAAACAGTAGAATACGAAGATAAAGATTACTTACCAGTTGGTAAAGCACTAAACACTAAACAATCTGTAAAGATAGGTAGTATTGTTAGAGTTAAGGTTGATGAAGTAAAGAAAGGAAAAGACGGATTCAAACTATTTTCGGCTAAAGTAATTGAAATCCCTGAAGTTACGCATTCTGATTCTGTTGAAACATTAGAACAACTTGCTAGTAAAACTAAGAAATCTTTGAGTGCTATGTCATATTCATTTGGTGATAAAGTTGGCGGTATGTTTGAAGTCACTAGTGGATTATCAAATCCAAGAGCAGGTAGTAAGAAAGTCAAGAAAGGATATTACATTACTGACCACACACACGGTACGGCTGAGATAATTCTAAAGGAAGACCTAAATGGGTTTACTATCTATGGCTTTGAAGGAGACAACCTAATGCAAAAGAATGCATTACATAACATAGATATTTGGAAAGAACAAGTTGCTGACATAATGAAAAGTAAACGTTCTGTGTTTAGATTAGCAATTAGAAATGAAATATTAGAGAGTGGTAGAGACAACCTACCCTTTAGTAAAATATTAGATTTTGTGGTAGATAAGTACCAAGGAGCGTTTGCAGATTTGTTTGATTCAAATGATGGTAAACTAATGGCATGGATGAAACAACAGGAAGATTTAGTTTACTTACACCCAAATAAGTTTACTGCTAGAGAAGACATTTTAGAGAAAGATGTTGAAGAATTAGTAAAGAAAGACAACATGGGTGAATATACTATTGTGTTGAGAGAAGATGATAATGTGGATTTGATTATAGACTATAAAGAAGAACGTATGGCTTGGACAATAGACATAGAAGGTAGTAATGATATCTATTCTCTATTCGGTAAATCAGGTAAGTTCCCTGCTATTATCTCTAAAAAAATTGGAGAGTCTAAGAAAGTGTTAGATAAAGGAGAAATTGAATTAGGCATACAAAAGGATGGCTATCATGAGTATCGTTTAGATGGTGATAAGTTTGAGACTAGAATGCATTTTAGAGTAGTACCTTTAGATGAGAAAAAAAGTTGGATTGCTTGGACAGGTAAAAAACAAGAGATGTTAGATGATAAAGATAATCCTAACAAATGGAATATAACCGAAGATACATATGCTGTATTAGGCTTCCCAAGCCCTGAATAGAACTAATCTTACTGTTATTTAATATAGTAAGAGTAGAAAAGTTAATTGTAATGTTGATGATGGAATCTCCTTTACTTAAGGCAGAGGCTTCTCATGAATTTACTATTCTTAAGTCGGATAGTTTAATCATTGGAGGTTATGCTTCCATAGAAATTGTTGACAAACAAAACGACTTAATCACACTAGCAGCATTAAATGATGCAGTTAAGAAATACATGTCTGATGAGAAATACAGAAATGTAATGTCTAATCATTCTAATGTACAAGTTGGAGAAGTTGTAGAACAATACCGAGATAGTTACGGTGTATTACATAAGACAGCAGTAGATGAGGTAGGGTTCTATGTTGTTATCAAGTTAAGAGATGACATTGAGAAAGCAAAAGAAATCTCAAGAGGTATTAGAAAGGGAACACTTCGTTCTTTTAGTATAGGAGGACAGGCCATATCAAAGAAGCAAAAGACTTCTGATGAATATGGTGAGTATAATGAGATAGACAGATTAGAGTTACACGAAGTAACTATCTGTGAAAAGGGTATTAATCCTGAAGCAAAATTCGACATTTTAAAAATGGAGGACAACAAGATGAGTGAAAATTTGGAAAAAGCACTCGAAGAGTTGAATGACTTGATGAAACAAGTCAACGGACTCGGAGAGACAAAAATTGATGACGAAGTAACGAAGAACGAAATGGCATATATGGATGATAAGCCTGATGATGAAATAGAAATGGCAGAGGGAGAAGAAGAAGATGAAGATTCTAAACTTGCTGCTCTTGACATAGATTTGGTACATAGTGAAGCAGGAGAAGAAGTAGTAACTGGTGGAAACCCAGTAGCAACACCTGCTCCTCTTAAAGTATCTAAAGGATTAGAAAATGTTGATTTCTCTACTCTTGATTTAAGTGTTGAGAATGTCGAGAAGGCATATGCTAAATTCAAGTCAGAAAGAATGGAAGCAATGGCTTACGATTCTCTAAGTAAAGAGTTCGAGTCAAGGTTTACTAACGAACTAACTGTAAAAAAGTCTATGGCAGAAAGAGCAGAATATGATGCTCGTGATGATGTAGCGGCTCTGAAAACAGAATTTGCTGAACTACGCAAATCTCTAACAGAAAGAAACAGCGAGATTAGGAAAGCACAAGAAGTGTCTATGACATTACCTGCGGGCTTCCCAACAAGTATGGAAGCGGCGGCTGATATGTCTTGGGACGACTTACACGCATTAACAAGAGGTGAATAATTATGTCAGGATACATTAAAACAATGAAAGATTTAGAAGCGGCAACATACGGATACGGCGGAAACTCAGGTAACGCTCTACTCAAAGCGGGTGGAGTTGTTGGTGGTTTCGGTACTCCGCACGATGGAGCATCTAATCCCTTTACTGCTGCGGCAGGTCTAGGCGACTTATACAACGTTCTTTACGGACAGAAAGTATGGTCAATGTTAAACCAAGAAGTTAATCCTCTTTCTATGATTGCTAAGAGGCCATACACATCTTCAGGTTGGAGAGTACTAAAGAGCCGACCTATTGGTGGTTCAGGTTCTGCTTTCGCACTTGGTTCAAACGCTGTAAGCGCAAATATTTCATCTGCAAACGCAGCAACACCAAGAGCAGATACAATTGGTGGAGTCGGAGAAAACGCTGTAATTGGTTCAGGTAGTTTCGTTGCTTTAGCACCGGAATACACTAAACTATATGTTAGCCCTAAGACAGTAGCGCATCTGTTTGAGTTCTCAGAACTTGGAATGGAACTTGCTGCTATTGATGATGGTGTCGGAGATATTCGCGCTATCGTTAGAGAAGATATGGGTAAGTTACACGCTGAAGTACAAAGCAAGATGTTAGTTATGCCTCTTGAGGCATATGCACAAACAGCAACAGGTGACATAGATAAAAATTATACTTCATTACTGAAGATAGTTTCTTCTGCTGCGGAAATAGCACAAATGGCACTGGATGACGTGTTTGATTTCAATCAGACTTCAAACGGAACAGTAGCACAACTTGCTGATGCTAGTTTGATATATGGCTCTGATAGAACTATTACTCGTGGTGGTAGTGCAGGTAGTCACACATACGTTGGTACTGATTCTTTCTTAGATGCAGAAGTTGACTTTGGTACTTCCTATGCAACTGGTCATTGTAGAGTTTTAACACTAAGTATTATGAATGATATGATTCGTAAAATCCGCCAAAACGGTGGAAATCCTAAAGTTATCATTACTGGATACGATACCATACAGCAACTCTCTGACTTGTTACAAGCACAAGAGAGATTCATGGATAGGAAAGAAATTGTTCCTACTCATAATGGTGTTCGTGGTGTTAAAGGTACAGAAGTTGGTTTCCGAGTGGCAACCTACTACGATATACCAATTATCCCTGCTAAAGATATGCCTTCAACTGGTAAACTAACAACAAACAGGATTAGCGATATATTGATTCTTGATACAGACCATCTTTGGTTGTCTGTTATGAAACCTACACAATACTTCGAAGATGGTATCACTAGTGGAAATCCATTCGGTGTTGGTAAACTTGGTAATCAAGGAATGTACCGCACTATGGGTGAAACATGTTGTTCTTTCTTCAAGGGACAAGGTAAGATTACCAACCTTAAGAGTGCTTAATTAAGATAATTTAAGTGAAACGTAAAGTAGTACCCTCTACTCCGAAACATCGGGGTAGGGGATACTACCCTTTAAAATACGGAGGAATAATTATGGCAATGATTAGATTAATGCGACATAGAGCGCAGGGCGCAATAGAAATACGAGGATTAGAAGGAGTAATACATAAAATCAATTCTGAACCAGTAGAAGTATGTGTTAGAACAGCATCATTATACTTGGGTGACGAAAACATGATTGTTGACTTTACTAGTTCTGATAAGAAAGAGATTTCTGAATTGCCCGAAAATAGATTAAAACTCATAAGAAAACATTTCAATGTGGAAGAAGGTGGAGATGTATTAAACGTCCTTTATCCTAAAAAGAAATCAGTTTCTAAAAAGAAAGTAGCAGAAATAGTTGAAACAGTTGTTGAAACTATTACTCCTATTAAAACCGAGGTGAAAGCAACACCTACCAAGAAAACTACTAAGAAAACTAACACTAAGAAGGATGTGAATTGATGGTCGGCGGAGTAGCAGGTAGCCCAGTTAAAACATCCAGTGCAGTATTAAATGATGGCCGATGTAAACTAAATAGTATTCATTTTTGCTCTACTGGAACTGCAACATTAAAAATATACGACCATAATAGCACTACTGTTGGTTCAGCAGACGAGATTGCTAGATTAATTTTAACTGCTAATAATACTATTGAATTTGATATGCATGGTAGAACAATGGGTACAGGGGTAACTGCAATTCTAAGTGGGACTGGCGGAACATACGCTTGCACTTGGAGTTGATTATCTATGCCTAGTATTGATACAGATACAAGATTAATAATGACTATATTATTCGTTGGCGCAATGAGTGGTGTTAACATATACTTTTACCAAATGGTAGGAGTTAACTTTCCATATGGAGGATTCTCTCACGCCGTACTCTTTGGCATTTCAACCGTGGGTGCGATAATGATAATGAAAGCAATATTTGATTTATTCTTAAACGATATTATAGAAGAGTTTTTGCTAAAGCGAAACATAGACGGATACTGGAATAGGAAGGCTAGAGAAGAAGAAAACCGTAAGAGGGTTAGAGATTCACTACGTCAGTTTAACCAAACATTCCAACAACAAAACTATGGAGAAGTACAGACTCCATTTATGCAAACAGTCACACCTAGCGATAATGCATTAAGCCCAACTTTCTTAACCCAATTTAATGAATGAGGTTGAAATATGGTTTCAGAAATACTAATGGGGTTCGATGAATCCACATTAGCCTATGATTTACAGCGAGCGCATTCTGCTGATATATGGTTTTTAAGAGCAAGATTTTGGCTATGGGGAATGATAGCATGTGTATGCAGTTTTTCAATAGGACACCTATTACCAATATTTGGAATTAATGTATTTCAATGGATGATAGATGGGGTGTTTAGTTTGTGGCATCATCTATGGAGTTGAGTTATGTCAGTAATGGCAGGTTTCGCTATTTTACTTGTTGAAGGAATTAATAAAGTATATCAAAGACTTCATTCAATTCCCTTCGGAGTATATGGTGCAAGTAAAGCAGGTAAAACTACATTACATCACCAACTAAGAACTAGGGGTGAAGTTCCTTCTATTACAGATAGAACCGTAGGATTACATAGAGCATCTAGAAAATTTGTAAAATTAGATGGTGATGCACATACTGTCAAAACTGCTGATGTTGGTGGGGAAACGGTATTTTGGACTGAATGGGTTGAAGATATGCGTACTCGACATGTTAAATATATTATATTTATGATAGATGATAGGCATATGGATAAGCATTATGATATAGAACAACAATTGTGTTGGACATTTTTAGTAGATACTATTTGTGCGCCATACTATATGGTAAAGGGTAAAAAGAAAAAGAAAAAAATGCATGACTATCCTATTGCAGTAGGAATTTGGGCTAATAAATATGACTTGTGGAAAGATAAATATGACTATGATGGGAAGATAGAAAAACACCCTATCTTTGAATCATTTAGAAATGGAATGCAGAAGTTAAATGATAAAGGCATACCTTGTCATAAGTACATTGTTAGTGCTAAATCGGATTCAGAAATGGTTTACCGAGGAATCCTAACAATGATAAAGGACTACTAAGGGAGAGAGATAGATGTCTATACAATTCCAACCACCAAGTTTGATTGGCGCACAGTCAGCACATACAGGTAGTAATCCTTTTTTGGATAGGTTTTCTGCTGCTAGAGCAGCCGGAGCAATAATGCTATACGATTTTAAAAGTGTAAAACCAAAGAAACGTTTGAAAGAAATAATTAAGGTATTAATGCCTGAGAAAAAAAGATTTCTTAAGTTCCCGTATAAGTTTAAATATAATCTTAAAGACAGATGTGTAGTATGTGGTTCTCAAAAAATTTGGGAAGCAGGAGATAGTATGCGTCCACCATTACCACTACATAAAGTTAGAAAAGGATACCCAATGAGAGGCACATATTGTGAAAAACACTCACAAATACATAGACAATACGAAATGTTAGAACAACAAATATTAGCAGACGAACATGGGCTTTCTTTTAGTGCATATATACCTTCAGTTAAAAATCTAAACCCACTATCGAGTGGGCCATTATTAGGCTTAAAGCAGATTGATATTCAATCTTTATCTTCTTTAGGTTGGTCTATACATCCACCTTCTAGTAATTCAGAATCTAAAGAAGAAGAGTTGTTTAGGTTAATAATAGAAAACAATGGTATTAATGAAAGAATCAAAACACTATTAACTGAAGGGGCTAAGGTAGTATCAGGCTCGGAGCAAGAGGAGGTAGAGTAATGGGATTATTTGGAACTAGTAATGGCGCGTTAGCCACACAAATGGGAGCACAACAACAAACTCAGTTTAAGGCAATGAATAACCTTCTAACTCTACAAGAAAATCATGTAGAAGATTTCTTTCAGTATCATGGAGTAGCGTTTTTAGGAGCATTAGAAAAACTAGTTGAAGATACAGTAGCAAGAACTGTAAGTCAAATGTTAGTTAAATTAGAATTTAGTCAGAGTTCCGGTGGAAACCTAACTATTACTCCCGATGCTCTTAGTGATTTTACTTCTATAACACAAGAAAATATAGATTTAGATATACAACAATTGTTGGCAACTGCTGTTAATAGTGAAGTTGTTATGCAAAGAAGAATGGCTAAACAACAATACTTAGAAGCACAAGGATTTAGTTCTCCGCAACAAACACAAACTCAACAACCACAAATGGGACAACAGCAAATGGGTATGCAACAAGGAATGAATCCTCAAGGGTTGAATCCTAATCAAATACAGGGCGGTAACATGAGTACTAATTTTAATAATACTATGAACCAACAACAGATGGCTATGAACAATGGTAGTGGCTATCCTATACCTCCTAGTGGTTATGATAACATGAACAATCCTTATTGGATTGACCCACAAACAGGACAACCAACTTATACACCACCTCAGAGTGGTCTAGGTCTAGCGCAAGGATTGGGTAAAGCAGTTGCATGGGCTAAATGGCTTGCTTAAGGTGGTTTGATGAATGCCGGATATAAAAGTAAACGATAAAGTAGTAAATAGGTTAAAAACAGGTTTTGTTTTAACTTCTACGGATAAGGGTAAGAGTTGGGAAGAACTATTAGATAACCAACCTTTATTCAGAAACCTAGCAGCATATGTATTCAACGGTGTGTCTGATACTGCTAATATGCAAAAGGTAAGAAGAGTTACTAGAAATCTAATTACGTTAGACGATTCAGACTACAAGGATACAGATTATTATTTTGATGAAGAAGAATACGATTCATATTTACTAGCCTTTATTTCTAAATTAGAAAAGGCCACGTTGTATGACTTAGTTTATGATTTACAAGCCAAAGGGTACATTACTCCTGACGGTAAGAATCGAGCATTTTCAGAAGGTCTAAGAAATAAGATGAAGGATAACGGTACACGTCTTATTGATTTAGGTAATGATTTGAAAGTAAGTAAACTTCTAGGTTCAAGATATGGTAAAGGTTTAGACGATACTGACAGAAAAACAAAACCGGCTCAAGAAAACGCAAAAGACAAATACATTTCTCGAAACAGTAGAATTATAGGAGCGTTTGATAGAAACGAACCTATATTATATCCATCTACATTAGAAGAAAATTTACAAACAACTGGAAGTAATATTACTATTGATACTGAAAAATATTTTAAAACTATATTCAAGGCTGAGGGATATGGTGTATTAGGTAAAGATTCTTTTCAATTTAATTCTGTAACTGGTACAGATTTATCAGCAAAAGAATCAGCAAAAGAAAAGAAAACTCAGGAACAAAAAGAGTTTGAAGAAACACAAGCGTATGAAGCAGAAATGAATAGAGAAGTTGCTGAAGGTATGGAAGAAGAAGAGGATGATGATTCAGGTATCACCCAAAAGATGTTAAGAAAAGCCGAAACAAAGGGGTCAAATAAACTTGTGAGTTTAAAGATTCTAGGTAATGGTGGTTATGAATTAGTTGAGTTTGGTAGTAAAAAGGCATTCAATACAGATGATAGAGATGATAATTTAGAAGAGTTATGGAAAGCATTACAGGATATATCGCTTCCAAATAAAAAGGAACTTATTGAAATTGTTAGTTCTCAAAAGAAATCAGGATTAAAAGATGCTATACTAGGAGCATTAACTCCACAATCAAATAAAATAAAAGTAGGGCAAGTTAGTATTAATCTGAAATTAAAAGAATGGAAAGATGAAGAAGCATTTATTGTGTGGGCTACTAAAGGTGGCGGAAAAGACGAGGATAAGAAACTTACATCTTCTGTTAATAAAATGACAAAAAAAATACTTTTACTACAACCACTGTTTAATGATTTGGAATCTAACTGGGGTAGTTATGTATATGATAAAAACGAAGCACCTTTTGATAAGTTTATACAATTGTTGTCTGAGAAAAGAAGAAAGGAATTAATCGCCTTTTTCTCTATGTTATTAGTTAATATAAAACAAGATAATCTTAACCTACAAGAAGATAATGAAGTAGACGAAATACAATATGAAAATCTTGATTTTATAAATCCTAATACTGGAAAAACAGAACAAAAAATTACTCCTAAAAAAGATAAAGACGGTAAACAAGTCATTGAAACTAAACCATACTATCCTGCATTTGGGAATCATACTACTTTTATCTCAAAGATACAAGCAATACTAAAGAACATCAACAGTGCAGATTACAGAGAGTCAGTTAATATTATTCCACTACTAGCAGAAGCAGATGACACTGACGGTTTAATGGAGGCAATAAAAGAACAGTTAGAAGTAAGTCAAGATTGGGAAAGAGCAGGAGATGTTGAGTTCAAAGTGTCTGATACTGAGGGAATACCAATCTTAACATTTAATAGAAACATAAAAATCACTACTGAAATTGATACTAACCTTGGCCGTAAAATTAGCAGGGGTAAGGACAGATTCAAAACAGGAAGATTTTCTGAGTCAGGTGTAGGAGCGTCTGAGCAACAAACTAAAGATAGAGTTACTAATACAGATTCAAAAGATGCCGAAGAATTAACATTAGTGTTTAATGAATATGAAGGATTAAAAGAAATGATAGACAGGTGATTAAGTGGGTAAAGTAAGTTCTCCAAGTGATTTTACAAATATTGATGTTAATTATAATATCGGTTTTGGGTATTATACTACTCATACTGATGTTTCCAATCTACTACAAATTAGTCCATTTAGTGATAGTACTACCCCTACAAGAGCAGAAGTAGGTAAACTAATTAAAAGAGTAGAAGAGAAAATAGATGATGGAATTAAACAATCATACAGACCAATATTACATCACGAAGAATTTTATTCATTTGATACTGCGTTCGGACAAGGTTCATATCCTGTAAGGAAATACAAAGATTATGTTGGATTTATACAACTGTCTCAACCTAAGATTCAAAAACTAGTTAGGTTAGAAATATACCAAGGTAATGGTTGGAAAGATTTAGCCTCCGCTACTGCAAGTATAGCATTACCAACTACTGTAACAAGTAGTGCTTGGAAAATATCTTTAACAGCAGGAGGATACACATTTGAGTTAGATGAAGCAACAGACTTCTTTGATAATTTTGGCCCAAAAACAACTGCTAGTCAAATAGTAGATGCTATCAATGAAGTGTTTCCACATAAGACTGCTAAGTTTACAGGTGAAACTGCTGCTAAAGTTGTTACTGCTAAT